AAAACAAAATGAGTTACGCTCGCCGAAATCGAAATACTACGGCCTGGGCTGCTGGTTGTGTGTGGGGGGAAATCAGTGATAAGGAATCTCATCTGTGGTTAAGTCAGTGTCAAAACGGGGAAACGATTCCGTTTCCAGTCTAACTCCAGCAGAGGCGTTTGCAGCGCTACGCAAGGAGCTTTCGAAACTAACCGACGACGATGTTCCGGAAGGTTTCAAGAACTGCGAAGAGTGGGGGGATGAGGCTAAAATGACATCCACCAACGCTCGCGATATTCTTAAGTTGGCCGTCAAGAACGGCAGGGCTGAAGAACTCGTTCTTCGCCGTGGAAATCACAAAGTTCATTATTTCAAGTTGAAGTAAAATGAAACTATCAGAACTTCGTCAAGAGCTTCCCAGGTTTCAGGCTAGGCTTCGACTGCAGGACTGGAAGTTGTCAGTTCGGTGGGCCAAAAAGGGAGAGCTGGCTGACGACGAATATGGAACTCTTGACCCGTGGGGATATCCGGAAACGCACGAAATTTCCATAGTTCTGCGGCGCGGAGACGGACTTCATACGATGGTACATGAGATGGTTCATGTAAAGCTTGAAGGCCACCACCAAAAAGAACGAAGATACGACCCGTTGTACGAATGCGCGATCAATCATATCACAGACGCTCTATTGGAGTATCGAGAACCAGCATGTTAAGCCAAGAAGAAATCAAACTTTGCATTATGGCCGAGGTAGTAACCGGAGAGGTTGTCTCTCAGGGGCACCTTGAAGGATACAAGCCAAACGGCTGGATCAAGGGCGTAGACCACCACCTACCGGCAGCCATCGGGCACGCGATTGACGCCGACCGGATGCGGCGCGGCCTGAAGGCAGAGGACGCCGAGGGCGTTGAGAAGCATCTCAGCCACGCTCTGACGCGCATAGCGATGGCGCTGTACTGCGTGAAGGAAGAGAAGAAGCGCCCGATTGCGATCTCTACGTGGAACGTAAACGGCTCCTACGATGCTGTGAAGCTAGAGAACCTAGCCCAGGTGTTTGACACATTCAATGATTCTGCAACTATCCCCTCCGATTTGGTTGAACACACCGCGCGGTAGCGCATCAGCCCATATAGTAATCGATTACGGAATTGACCACCACTTACTTTGGATAGCCTTTCTGAAGAAAGGTGGTCAATGCTGGGCATTTCAAAACACAGAAGTAAGGCTCGCAAGTAATCCAAGCTACGGCATAACGTCGGAAGCTATTCCCCAAAGTCCAGATCTGGATTAACGTCCATCCTACGTTACGCTGCCTGCGATAACGTCCATTCCGTTTTACATTCCAAGGAGAAAACATGGCAGCACCGACTGTGGCCGATCTTATTATGTCGGCGCTTCGTTTGATTTCCGGCTATACCCCAGGCGAGACGCCTACCGATGCCGAAATGCAGGACGGACTTCTTGTCCTCAATGACATGATCGATAGCTGGAACATCGATCCACTTATGATCTTGACATTCGGATCTCGTATTTTGAACCTCGTTCCCGGACAGCAAGTTTACACGATTGGTATCGACCCATCTGGTGTTTTGACGGCAGACTTCCCGTTTCCGCGACCAGCTAAAATAACCAACGCTAATATTATCACCCAGATTGGGAACACGCCGAATCCGACGCGCGTACCGCTGGAGTTGCTGAATACGGACGGATGGAGCGGTATCGCCGTGCAGAATACCGGTTCGAGCATCCCGCAGCAGTTGTACGACGACTACGCATCCCCGCTGTCGAACCTGAAGTTCTGGCCGTTACCAAATGCAGCGGCACAATTCGAGTATTACGCATGGACAGCTCTGTCTCAGTATTCCGCGATTACGGACTCAGTTGTTGTTGGTCCTGGCTACAGCAAGGCGATCCGCTACAACTTAGCCGTGGATCTTGCTCCTGAGTTTGGCGTTAATGTCCCACCAGCGGTCGCGGAGATCGCGGCGCAATCAAAGATGGACATACAGGCTCACAACTCTCCGGAATTGGTTATGAGTTGCGATCCGGCTCTAAGTAATAGCAGAAGAAGCTCCTGGAATTATTTAAGTGACACATGGAGTTCCGGCGGAAACTCAAGGTAATTAAAGGATTTATATGCCATTATCAAAAGGCAAAAGTCAAGCAGTAATCAGTAAAAACATTCGCGAAATGGTAGCCAGCGGGCATCCTCAAAAGCAAGCCGTGGCAGCCGCCATGAACGAAGCGGGGAAGTCGAAAAAGACCACACAACCAAAAAAGACAAAACAATAAGTTTGTGTTATAGTAGTAGAGTAGTAAATCCAAACGGGCTTTAAACAGGTGAGCGCCTAGCCCGAGCGCTGTTAAAAGGAGAAGCATGATGTATCAAGATAAGATCGTCACCGCCATTAAGGTCAACGGGAAAATCCTGCGTGAATCCGGCGATACGGTCACCCTTCCATTTGGCTGCGAGTATTCGGTTCTGCTTAAGAACCTGAACTCGGTTAGAGCGCTAGTTTCCGTTTCGGTTGACGGCAAAGACGCGACCGATGGTACCAAACTGATTATCCCGCCTAACTCAAGTATCGAGCTTGAGAGATTCATCAACAACGGGAACCTGCATTCTGGCAACCGATTCAAGTTCATCGAGAGAACTAAGGGGATCGAGGACCATCGCGGAATCGGATCGGATGACGGTTTGATTCGCGTGGAAGCATGGCGTGAGCACATAAGGCCGGAACAGATCGTTCCGAACAGCTACTACACTTGGCCCTGGCCGAGTCCAACATATCCGCACTATCCGCAGAGGCCTACACTTGGTCCGCTAATGAAAAGTGCATCTCCGCTTCGCTCGAACAGCTTCCGCTCGTTCGATTCTGTGGATGATTCATCTTTCGGGACGAGCAACGTAGCGCAAGCCTCGTGCAGCCTGAACATGGTCGAGCAGGAAGTTGAGCGCGGGGACGCTGGTATCACGGTCGCTGGAAGCCAAAGCACCCAGCGATTCTACTCCACGTCTGGATTTGAGACCGAACCACAGAGCGCCGTAGTGGTGCTAAGGCTACGCGGCAAGGACGGCGGAGCGCCGGTAACCAAACCGGCCTACGTTGAAGTTAAGCCGATCTGCTCAACGTGCGGTAAGCAGAACAAGCCAATCAATCAGTTCTGCTACAAATGCGGAACGTCATTGACGCTGATCTAAATAATTTGGTCGGGCGCGCAGAACCTACACTCGCATAATGCAGCGGTCGGATGATCCGGTGCTGCCGCGAGAGCAAGAGCTAATCAACCTCTGCGGTTGGTACTAGATCAGATTTAGAAAAAACACACCTGTATTTCTTAATGGGTGGTGATCCTTCGGGATTGCCGCCCATTTTCATTTTCACACCCACAAAAGAGAGGAAGCTAAAATTTTATGCCAAGTTTTGGCTTTATCGGAGCTACGTACTCAGGGCAGTCGATAACTCTAGACGGTGAAAGGTGTGTCGATTTATTTTTGGAAACCACTGGCGCTCCTGGCACTACTCCAAAGAGGCCGATGGCGCTGTACTCCAGACCTGGACTGAAGTTCCTCAGCGGTTTCCCTGGGGTTAATGGTGCTGTTCGCGGCATGTTCTCGCAGAACGGGATTGTATACTTCGTCATCGGAAATCAGGTAGGACACGTCACACAAAATACGGACGGGACCCTGAATTTTGCAGTCAGCGGAATACTGGCAACTAATTCTGGTCCGGTTTCGATCTCTTCAAATAGTCAGCAATTGTTGATCTTGGACGGCACCGGGACCGGATACGTTCTCAGTCTGCCGCCATTCACCGCTCCGCAGGCATTCCCGATCACCTCGGCTGGCTGGCCGCAGGGGACCTACGGGGTTTTCATCGACGACTATTTCGTCGTCATGCAGAAGAACTCTCGCCAGTTTAACCTGTCCTCTCTATTAGACGGAACCACATGGGACCCGCTGTTTTACGCCACAAAAGAGGGCAATTCCGATAACATCGTTTCTCTTTTGGCCGCTCACGACGATCTTTGGATTTTTGGCAACCAAACAATCGAGATTTGGAGCAATACCGGAGCCGCAAACTTCCCATTTCAGCGCGTGCCCGGACTCATCATCAACGAGGGATGCGCCGCACAGTTCTCTACGGTCAATGTAAGTGACAATGTGTTTTGGCTGGGGCAGTCTGTTCGCGGCAGGGGAATTGTGTGGAAGGCTTCTGGCTTCCAGCCAACACGGATCAGCAACTATTCTATCGAATACATGATCTCGCAGATGCCGAGGATCGACGATGCCATTGCATACTCCTACACGGAGAACGGCCATGTGTTCTACGTCCTGTACTTCCCGACCGCAAATCAAACACTAGCCTACGACGACACCACGGGAATGTGGCATGAGCGTGGATTTTGGAACACGCTCACCGGACAGTACGACGCTCACCTCGGACAGTGCTACGCATTCGCCTTCGGTCTGGACTTGATCGGATCTCGCAATTCACCAGTAATATACAACCAAACATCGAACTATTACCAGGATGATGTTTCTCCAAATGGTCAGCCTAATGCGGTAACGCAAAACCCAATCCGCAGGCTTCGTAGTTCGCCGCACGTTTCTGACGAGCTAAAGGTCTACAATCACGACCTTTTGCAGATTGACATGCAGGTCGGAATTGGGATTTCCGGAACGCCGCCTACTCCAGGCGTGAATCCTCAGGTCATGATGCAGATGTCGGACGACGGCGGATTCACCTGGGGCAACGAGCGATGGCTTAGCGCAGGAGCGCAAGGTCAATATAAGAAGCGCGTGAAGTTTTGGAGATTGGGAAAGTCGAAGGACCGCTGCTACCGTGTGGTCATTTCCGATCCGGTTCCGGTTGCCTTCGTTGACGCCTATCTGCGCGTTCGCCCAGGAGACGGAGCGTCCTAATGGCAACGCAGGCTCCTAATTCTGGGTGGGTACCGCCTCCGATCAGAAACCAACTGTACAACAGCGACGGAACGATGACGAGGGCGTGGGTTGACTGGTTCAACACCCATGCGATGACGATCCAGGGCACCCACGCGCAGAGGCTAAACATCTCAGCCAAGGCCAATCAGAACCTTTACGCCCTGTACTACGAATCAGACCGTTCGGTCCTTTACACTTCCATTAATGGAATTTGGCAGTACGTTGCGGGGATGATGATCGGACAGGTGCCACCGGTAGACCTCGGCCTAAACGATAACGGATTTCTATTTCTGAACACGCAGTTTCCGGGCGGCGGAGTCAATCTGCTGTGCGATGGCGACAGCCTAACGGCTGGATATTATACCGCAAACCACGCTACCGACAGTTATCCGTCTCAGCTTGCGGTGCTCTTGAATACTGCTAATTTGGCCAACGAGGGCGTAGCTGGAGCGACGAGCACCAATGTTCTTTCCCACGCTATTCCTGCCGTTATGGCTGGCGTCAGCAACTTCTACTTACTGTGGATTGGAACGAACGACTTATTGTTGAGCACGTCCCTTGCGACGCTTGAGGGAAATGTAAGTACCAGGATTGCTGCGGTGGTCGCGGCAGGATACACGCCAATCCTGTTTACATTGCCGCACACTGCTTATACTGGAAGCCCCACGCCACCATCGAACTACGATTCGCAAAGGCTTCTTTACAACACTTGGCTGAAAGCGAATTTCTTGAATGTAGTGGATCTGGCTGCCGATCCAAGATTGCAAACGCCGACCGACACAACGATCTACTCTGACGGCCTACACATGACCACGCTTGGTTACAGCTACGTGGCCCAGGATGCCGAAAATGTTCTCATCTCAAACTTCTCTTCCAGCGCTATGTCCTACTGGAATGGATATGTCTGGGTGCCAATTACTGGCGGGAGATCGACGTTGATTGTTCCAGGAGCATATGCGACCGGCCTAAAACTAACCGGAGGCGGAAACAACGGTAGCGTAAACATCAACTCATTCGGTCAAATCACCGCCATCACGCCAGCGAGCTAAAAATGAAAAAAATACTTCTATCCCTTCTGTTTTGCGGCTATGTCTTCGCCCAAACCACGGCTACCGTTATGCCGATTCCAGAGCCACAATTCTTAGACGGCAACGGAAATCCTCTTTCTGGCGGTAAACTTTTCAGCTACCTCGGTGGAACAAGCACGCCCAGCCCCACTTACACTGACTCAACGGGAACAGTTCCCAATTCCAATCCGGTTATTTTGGATTCCGCTGGCCGCGCATCGGTGTGGATTCTTGGGACGCATACATACAAATTCGTTCTGGAGACCTCGGCGAACGTAACGGTCTGGACGCAGGATAATATTTCCAATGCGGCTGCGGTTGCATCGGTCGCAACGGCCCTCGCGAACACGACTCAATGCCCAACAGGACAAGCGACGACCGGAATTAGCACGACCGGAGCGGCACAAGGATGCTTTACGGTACCTCAGTTATTCTTTGGTAGCGGAGCGCCTGGGGCCGTGTCCGGTAACTTGGCTGGTGCTCTTTACAGCGACACGACCAATCACAACATGTATTGGTGCGGTGCTGCTTCTGGGACAGCCGCCCCGGCCTGTACGACGGTTACCGCTGGCGGGTGGACTATTCTTAACGGCGGCGGCGGCGGCTCGGGCGCTGGATTTGACATGATTACTAGCGGAACAAACACCAGCGCTAACATGCTCTGCGGTGCTGGATGCAATTTGGCTTACACCAGCACAGGAATTGTCAACGCAAACAAGATCCTGGGAACCACGCTAACTTCTTTGACGGGTCCAATCAAGATGACTTCTGGAGTTCCAAGCGTGCTTGGGTCTTCCGATATCATTGCGCTTTGGAGTGGAACCTGCAACTCGGGCACGTTTTTGAACGGTGCTGGTGCCTGCGCTGCGGGAAGCGGCGGCGGCGGCGGATCATCGTCTCTTACCGACTTATCGTTCACTAGAACCAGCGCAACGGTCCTAACGATTGGATCTAGTTGCAGTTCTGGTTCTCCGTGTAACGTCATGGTTAACGGAGCTATTTATCAGTTCACGTCCTCATCTACGGTTACCCTTGGTGTGGGAGCAACGGTCGCAATCTTTGATTACATTAGCGATGGAGCGGACGGCAACTCACCGGGCACGCTAGTCGTTGCGAATAGCGGGAGCGCGGGAACGATTACTTGCTCCGGTGGATGCACCGTGGTAAACAACTACACGGCTCCCGGTGGGACGTTTCCTCCGCCTACGGCAAACCCTGCGTTCTCTGGCGGCGCGGTTCTATTGCAGCAGTGGGTGTCCACGTCTGGAAGTTGGAACAGCAGTCTGTTCGCTGACTATCGCGGCTTTCTTGGCGGCGGAGCGCGCCTGATTGCGGGATCTAACATCACGCTAACGACGAACGTAAACGGAACGCAGATCAATGCGAGTGGCAGCATTTCTACCAACTTCAACTCTATCGCCTCCGGAACCAATACAACCGCAACGATGACCTGCGGCACCGGATGCAATATCTTTGAAACCGGCTCTGGTGCTGTGTCGGCCAACTATATCGGTGGCGTTCAACTCAGCACGCTTTCCGGGATACCGGCGTTTAGCGGCGGTGTTCCATCGAATGCTATAAGCTCCAATGTAACAGCACTGTGGAGCGGCTCCTGTAACTCTGCGACCTTCCTTCGCGGAGACGGCGCGTGCGCAGCGGCAGGCGGAAGCAGCACGATAACCGTAGGAACAACTGGAATCTCTGGAGGCGGATCGGGGAATATCCTCTTTGACAACGCAGGAATTCTTGGAGAAAAGGGCTTTACCGGCAGCGGTAACGTGGTGCTGGCAACCAGTCCAACGGTCAGCAATCTTACGGTAACGGGATCTTGCACGGGCTGCTCGTCTGGGATTGTGGTTGGAGGAACATCCATTTCCAGCGGAACAAACGGGCAGATCCTCTACGATAACAGCGGCGTCGTGGGACAGGTTGTGCTGGAGGACTTTCCGGAATTTAATGCGATTTCTGCGGCTGTAAGTGGTGGAACAATAGTAACGAATGCAATCGCCTCTAATTCTAGCGGGAACGATTTCCTGGGAGACACGGTTGTTATGAAGTTCAACCATTCTGGCGTGGACACCCTGATATTACACTGGCCACTATCGGCATTCTGGACTGGATCTGTCGATCTAAATATTTACTGGACCCTGGACACAAACGCATCCGGAACGGTGGGGTGGCAGGCACAAACTGCATGTGTTACAGCCGGTAGTGCGGTATTGCCGACATATAATAGCGTGCAATCCTCCTCCCTGGTGTCACCCACGTTTAACCAATGGGTCACCAGCACGATTAGCGGACTCACTACCACGGGATGCTCGCCGGGTTATGACATCTTTGTAAAGATATATCGCAATTCATCGGATACAAACACAGCAGCAGCGGCCCTGCGTGCCGCCGTGCTTGGCATTCGACACACCCAATAACAATCACCTAACCTGCATGTTTTGACAGGCCGTTCCGACAAGAACGCCAGAAACTACAAAATTGGCGACAGTAAATCCGAGTCTGACAGCTTTGTTTCTACGCGCAAGTGGGCGCTCGGCAATAACAAGCCCAGCGGTGATTGCTGACTTGACAACTGTTTGCCTAAATCCAAACACACCACGCCCGAGGACTGGGTTTGTTTCGTATTTTCCAATCGAGCTACCGATATCGATTGCATTCGCCGCGACAAGGGTGGTCTGCGATAAATCGAAAGCCGTATACGCGGAGTCCCGCGCAAAGACCGGTAAACACAAAGAGAGAAAGAGTAGTGGTCTCATGCCCAACAGCATAGCATATGGGAAATAACCTAGATCTTTTGATGGCGATGTTGAACGAGGAGTACCCGAACGCGGATGCGCTGCACAAGTTTCAAGACATCGGTATGGATTCGCTGGATTATCTGGAATTCCTTTCGCGCGTAGAAGATCGTTTCGAAGTGGAGTTCCCGAAAGATATGGTATTCAAAACTCCATACGAGATGCTGTGCTGGATGAACCTGGAGAAGAATGCAGTTTAAGGCTGAGCGCTGGACGGATATCGAGCCAGAGTTGATAGAGATATTCTCGAAGCACTGGGAAGAGATAGCGGTTTTCAAGGGCAACATTCCGCTCGACGTGAACCTGGAAGAGTACCGCAAGGTCGATGAGGCCGGATTGCTTCACGTGACCACCGCGAGAGACGAAGGCAAGCTCGCTGGCTACTATATCTGCGTCGTTCGCCCGCACCCACACTATAAGACAACGCTATTCGGGATGCTGGATGCTTACTTCATTCTTCCGGACTACCGGAAAGGCGGCGTTGGACTGCAACTCTTTTTAGAGATGGAGCGGTTCATGAAAGAACTCGGCGTCAAGAGCCTGATTTCGTCCTGCAAAAAGCATCACGACATTACCAAACTGTTCGAGCATCTTGGGTGGGAGATGGTCGGCTATCAATTTCAGAAAGTTTTAGGAGATAACTAATGGCCTCATTGGCAATGGCGATTCCTGCGGTCACTAGTGTATTCTCTGGTATTCTTGGGTCAAGTGCATCGAGTAACGCGGCAGCAATCCAGCAGGCGCAAGCGCAGCAGTCGGCAAATGCGGAACTGGGAGCAGGGCAGGGAATTCAGTCCGCTTACTTGGGCGGTCAAGGCCAGATCCAGGGCGCTACGCAGACCGGTACCGATGCTATCAATTCTGCCGTTCAAAGCGGACAGGGATCTATCGCCAGCGGAACTGCGGGAGCACAAAACGCCCTTTCCGGGGCGCTCTCTCCGCAGCTTGCGAACCTAGCCCCATACCTACAGGCTGGCCAGTCTGGACTTTCAGGTCTACAAAACTTCCTAAGTTCCACACCTGGATTTTCTTTCGATCCTTCCCAAATTCAAAACACTCCAGAATATCAGTTTCAGCTTCAACAGGGAACGCAGGCGGTTCAGCAATCGGCGGCGGCGAGCGGAAGTCTGCTAAGCGGCGGCACGCTAAAGGCTCTGGACCAGTACAGCCAGGGATTGGCATCAACCGCCTACCAGCAAGCGTACAACAACGCGCTTACGACCTACAATACGAATTATCAGAATAAGGCCAGCGGTCTATTGAATCTCACGGGCCTTGGGACCCAGGCTACCAATTCGGCCAACTCTGCGTATCAGAACTACGGAAGTAGCCTATCACAACTTCTCTACGGAAGTGGCGTTACCGGGGCCAACTACGGGCTTTCCGGAACCCAGTCTGCATCGCAATTGGGACTCAGCGGCACGAGCGCGGCAGCGCAGCTTGGATTGTCTGGAGCCAATGCGGCTGCCGGTCAGACCAATGCCGCACAAAACCTACTCGTCGGAGGAGCGAACGCGCAGGCGGCAGGAACAATCGGTTCGGCGAACGCATGGAGCAATGCTCTCGGCGGAGTCGCGAATGCCGCCCAGTACGCGATCAACCCGTATGGAAGCTACGGAAACGGACAACTACCAGCATATGGTTCAGCACCAGCAAGTAGCACCCTAAATCCAAACACGGCGGCAAACACGGCAAACGGTGCGATTAATGGATTCGTGCCTCAAAACTTCGCCTCTGCTCCAATCCCCCAATACATTGCTGGATAAATAAAAACACATGGCAACCAACGCAAGTATTCCTCTCGCTTACCAGCCCGCAAAGATCGACGATCCGGGCGTTGTAGAGCAGCGCAAGCAAACCATCAACGGGATGCTCCAGGAGCGCGACATGCGCGATCAGGCTCTCCAGGAAGGCATCATCAAACTCCAGCAAGCTCGCGAGGAGCAAGACGATAGCGAGAAATTTAAGCAGCTTTACATCGACAACGAGGGAGATCCGGACAAAACTATCTCCGCTGCGCAGAAGGCCGGGATCGGTCCGAGCACAATTCTCGCTCACCAGATCGCTTTCGACAACCAAAAGAAGGCCGCGCTCGGTCTAACGACGGAACAGCGCAAAATGTCGGACGACAACGCCGACAGGATGGTAAATCTACTGGAGCCCATCAAGAAAGCCAAGGATGAAGAAAAACAAGCTGCGTGGACGGCTGCGGTAGCGCAAGGCAAAACGCAGGGCCTAATTAATCCTGGCACAACGCTTCCGGATCAGTATCCCGGAGACGATACCCTTGATGCGTTTCTGGCTCATACGCTCGGCACGAAAGCCGTTAACGGCTATGCCGAGGCTGAAACCAAGCGCCGCATCGATGAAGGAAAAGCCAGCAAGGAAGAGATCGACCTTCAGAACGCGCAAATGGAACAGGCCGGTAACCTCGCTCGTGGAGCGCAGGCTATCGGTACTCCTCCGCCTCCCGCAGCCGGTGCGGCCCCAACTCCGCCTCCTGTTGCCGCTCCAGCGCCACAGACCGGCCAAGGTCCGCTTGCGCCGGTCCAGCGCGTCTCGCCTGCCGCGTCCACCGGCACACCTCAGCAAGCCATGTCTACGGTGCCAGTCGGAGCGCCACAGCCCACGGTAGCGCAGGCCACGACAGTACCAAATCCAAACCCGGCCCCAGTGCCAGCGCCCGCTCCAGCGGCACCAGTATCCACGCCCGTAGCTCAAAACAATCCGCCCGCTGGGATGATCGCGCCTGGAAATATAGATCTAACGAATCGTCCAGTCGTAAACAATCCAGACGGAACCACGAGCACCGTTCGAACCATCACAATCGAGGACGACGGAAAGACGATCCTTATCCCTACGGTCGTAAACGGGAAGATTGTATCCAACCAAGAGGCTATCGACCACTACAAGAAAACCGGCGAAAACATGGGCACGTTCTCTAGCGAGGATGCCGCCGAGGAGTACGATAAAGATCTTCATAACCGAATGGGTTGGAATGGCGCTCCCGGAAGCTCACAGGAAGCGTGGCAAAATTCTGCCGGATCAAATTCCAGCGCTGGACCGGACGATGCCCGTCAATTAATGTACGAGCAAACGCTAGACGCACTCCCAAAGAAAATGGGCGACCTCATTAAGAGCAGGTACGGAACAACCTATAATCCAACCGTACTGCAAGGTCTGCGAATGGCAGGGATGACGCCAGCGCAGGCTTCGACAGAGGCGTATCGCGATAGTTTGAATCAGGCTCGCCAAGACAGAATAAATCAGGCCAAGGTTCCAAAGACGATTGCCGAGATGAGATTGGCCGCAGCAGACGATAATAGTCCATATCAGGCTATGGCGCAAGCAGCGGTGAAAGCCAACGACGAAGCCAAAGGCAAGTCTTCGAAGGACGGCCAGATTTCACAGGCGCAGATTACGAGCCTAACAAGGCAGCACGACGACTATCAGAAGAAAGAGCAGGACCAATGGACCCTGCACGGTCAGTATGGAGCGCTGATCGATTCATCCAAGAATCCAATCGGTTCTCAGGTTTATGATCCGCAAACCAAAAAAACGGTAACATTAGATCAGCCGATGTTGGATCACTTTAAAACTCTATATGACGCCAGCGGGAAACTAGCGCAGCAGTATCAGGATGAGTCTCGCCAAATTCGCAGTCGCCTAGGTGGGCCAACTGGAAACGCGCCGCAGGCGGCACCAGCGGCAACTTCGAAGCCGGGTCCACTGCCCACTCCGGTTAAACTGGACGGTGGTAAACTACAGATAACCCTCCCTGGTGGAAAACCAATGATATTTCCGGATCAAAAATCCCTTAACGCTTTCACTGAAAAAACAGGATTGACCTTCTCTCAATAAATGCCTCTAGTCGATTACGAAGAGATAGCCTCAGATTTCGGGGCAACCCCCGCTGACTCTCAAAGTGTCTCCATTCCACGCGAGGCCCCAGGTGCGCCTGGACAAGACCAACTTGCATTCCAGAATAATAATCCTGGAAACATTCGCTACGTTGGTCAAGAGAATGCGCAGCCTGGAGCGAACGGGTTCGCCAAGTTCAATACGCCGGAAGACGGATACAACGAGATTCGTTCGTTGATCGTGAAGCACGCGCAGGCGGGTCACGACTTGGGAACGTACTTGACGGCATATGCTCCGCCGAAGGAAAACGATACCGAGACCTATATCTCGAATGCCGAGAAGTCCATCGGCGTTCCGCGAACCACAAAGGTTTCGGATATCAATCCGGAAAAGATCGCAGCATTCCAAGCTCACCAGGAGAGCGGTTCTTCTGTAGGTCCCGACTATTCCGCTATTGCGAAGCAGTTTGGAGCCACGGAAGCACCGCAGCAAGATGGGACTGACTATTCGGCCATCGCCAAGCAGTTCGGAGCGACGGAAGCAGAGCCCGAGAAGCAGCCGGATACTAAAGCAACTGACGACAAGATCACTGCGTCAAAAGCTTGGGATATTGCAAAGCAGACCTTTACTACTCCATTCTCTCAGGCGCTTTCAAATGTTCTGGGAAAATATGGTCCAGGTAAAGTAACCTCTCTCCAAGAGCACTACGATAACGTAATCAAGGCGATGGAGGACTCCTCTATCGGTAAGGACGCCAAGGGAATCTTTACGTCTGATGGTCGAAACGCATCCGCTGATTGGTTGCTGTCGGCGGCAAACTCCATTGGTCGCGGCGTTGCCGGTTCGATGGACTTCCTTACGACTCCGCTAGGACAGGCTACGATTGCCGCGCCGGGAGCCGCAGAAGCGATCTCTCCGGGCGCGGGTCCGCTTGTTGGCCGAGTTGCTGGTGCTACCTATGCGAGCACGCAAGCCCCAGCGGCAATTCAGAAGGCCGGGGAATTCGTACAGAACCCAAGCAAAGAGACCTTCGGGCCAGCAGTAGAGGCTGTTGCCGGTGCGGTGGCTCCGGTAGCCGGAATGATGGCGGGAGAACTGTCTCGCGCGAACCCAATTGAGGCCCTAGATCGACACAACGCCGAGGCGGCGCGTCTCCTAGAACAAGAGCGCAACAAGCCGAGCTACAATCCCGAGGTTGCACAAAGCATTCTCGGAACCGCAGATATCCCGATTGACATTGATGATTCGGTTCATCACATCAAGCCCGCTGGTGTTTCCGCTTCCGGTCGCCCATTCTACGAAGTTACCGACGCAGACGGAAAGACCGTGTTTGGCGGTTACGCAGAAGCCGTTAAAGGGTGGTTGGCTCAGCAGAAGGCATACCCAGTAGTGGAGTCCAAGGGTGTCACGCAGCCCAAAGCTGGCGATACGTTCGAGCGCGAGAACGGTAACTTTAAGGTCACCGACATCACCAAGGACCGCGTTAGCTACGAGAAGACAACTCCGACCGGACAGGTAATCAAAGGAAAGTTGTCGCTGGGTACGTTTACCAAAATGGTAAGCTCATCTCCAGAAAAGAAAGCTGGAGACGTTGGAAGCTCCGAAGCGGGCGACGAGCACAAGAACACCGGATCAGTAGATATCAACCTAACCGAAGACGGCAAGAAGCAGGCTGAAGAGATTGCCGACAAGGTAACCGCCCCGAATGTCGATGTTGTCACATCTGACAACACTCGTGCTCTTGAGACAGGTAAGGCGATAGATGAAGATGCAAAGCCGGAGGAGTGGGCCAACCCGCAGCGCATGGGCGCGACCGAAGGGCTTCCATCCGAAGACACCAAGGAACAGAAGCAAGATCTTATTGACAACCCGGATAAGTCGCCGGGAGTCAGCCCAATTACGGGAGTCGAAGGCGAAAGCAACAATCAATTCCGAGAGCGATTCCTCGGCGGACTGCGAGATGACCTATCTAAGGTTTCGCCAGATGACACAAAGATCTACACCGTAAGCGGCAGCAACCTTAACATGGTTCGCGCGTGGATTGCGAACGGCGATCCAGACGATCTAAAAGTAGACGAGAGCAAACTTGCGAAAAGCTACAACGATGCTCCTGGATCGATGTTCCTCGCCGAGGACGGAGAACTCAAACCCGTAACAAAGATCGATGGTCCAGGTGTGTATTTCGTCCACCATGCCGAGACGCCCTTCAACCCGATCAAAAGCGAAGCTCCTGCTGAAACTAAAAATTACAGCCCTGAAGAGTTAGAGCCGCAGACTAAATCTGAAAGTGTTCGTCTCTATCGCGGGCAAAGCGAAAAGGAATATTCCCCATCCGTTGACACGAAGGATGCGGGTAGATGGTTTACTTCCGATCTAGATCAGGCTCAGCAATACGGAAAGAAAGTCCTGTCCGTTGACATTCCCAAGGATCAATACGAGCAACTTCTTCGCGATGAAGAGGAAATGTCTCGCACGGCTCCAGGATCGAATCCACTTCGCGGCAAGGGAGGCGTACTGCTGCCCGCCGAGGATGCGAATAGAGCCGAACAAGTTCCCGCTGCACTCCCCACCCCTCCCAAACCGGAGCCGCAAGACGTAGCCCAAGAGGCCGCGCAGGCTCCGGTTGCAGCGGGAGTAGACGAAATCCTTAGCTCCGCTAAGCGTCCAGTTAAGATCGGCGGGGAGACCTTTATCGATCAAGACCCACGCGCGGAGTTGATCCAGAATACGCTAACCCCAGACCAGAAAGAGCAAGTCGATGCGTTAATGAAGTCCGAGGGGGCAGATAACCCTAAGTTTCTTGCTGGTGGTTTCGATCACGTAGTTATTGATCTTGGAAACGACAAGGTATTGAAACTTGGAAAGCTGCCCAAAGAGCAACCTGAAACCCCATTCTCTCTGAAGCCGACAGCAAGTAAGACTATTGGAAATGTCGGAGTAGAAGTTTATCCAAAATTAGATACCAAAGGAATCACCGAGGACGATGTTCAGCATGTTGTCAGCGAACTCGCTAAGCAGGATCTCACCTGGAACGATCCGGGCACAGACAACCTTGGAAGAGACGCGGATGGAAATCTAAAGATTCTGGACGGCGAAGTTACTGAGCGCCCAGCAAAAGAAACTAAAGAACCAGAGCCCGTTGACTACGCTGCTGCGGCTAAGGAATTTGGCGGTGTAGAGGCACCAAAAGAAGAGACCAAGGAAGAAGCTCCAGCCGAAGAACCAGAGCACAAATACTCCAGCACCCAAGTCAATATTCCAGACGATCTCGCGCAGCGCGTCCGCGACTTCGCAAAGAAGCAAGTTCCGGATGAGAAGCTGGCAGAAGAGGGCCGCGAAGACGAGCCGCACATTACAGTGCTGTACGGTCTCCACGGAACCGATGCCGCTCCAGCACTGGAATTGCTCAAGGGTGAAGGTCCAGTTACCGCCAAGATCGGAACGCTTTCGCTGTTCTCGAATCCCGAGGGAGACGTACTGAAACTGTCAGTCAACTCGCCGGAACTCGCAGCGCTTAACAAGAAACTGAGCGCACTGCCTAACTCAAACGAGTATCCAGAGTATCAGCCACACATCACAGTTGCGTACCTGAAGCCGGGAGAAGGAAAGAAGTATGTCGGACGCCCGCTGCCTGGATTGACCGGAAAGACGCTGACATTCGACAAAGTAGTGTATTCGCCGTCCGAGGGGGATCGGACTGAAATAGGTCTTGAAAAAGAGCCTACAATAGAGGGGGAGAAGCAGAATGATGAACTTAACGCCACAGCAGGAGAAAATCCGGCAGCACTGGCTGAAGTTCCGTCCAAAGATGTATCAGGAACTCCAGCAGAGAGGGAAACTGGAGCCGAGCATCAAGAACGCGGACCTGTGGACCAGGGAAGCGATAGGGGAGTTAGTCGAGAAGGGAATGAGCCTGGACCAAGCACGGGAAGCGATGAACGAGCAGTGGGCGTTCCCACCAGCGGAGAAAGACGAGCCCTCGAACACACCCCTACAAGCACCGATTACAGAATAACTGAATCCGATCACGTTGGCGAAGGATCAATACGCCAGAAAGCCAATGATAATCTTGCGGCTATTCGAACCCTAAAGCAGATCGAATCCGAAGGGCGACCAGCCACACCCGAAGAACAGAAGATCCTCGTTAAGTATGTTGGATGGGGCGGAATGCCTCAAGCCTTCCAGCAGTGGGGAGTTCCGCGCGAGTGGCAAGGTGTGAGCGAAGACCTCAAGGGCCTTCTCACCGACAAAGAATTTGATTCTGCCCGCGCATCTACTCCGAACGCACACTACACCTCTCCCATGGTTATCGATGCCATGTGGAAGGCCGCAAGTCAGATCGGAGCCGTATCAGAACAGGGCAACCGAGTAGACATCCTTGAGCCCTCGATGGGTGTCGGTCACTTCTTTGGCCTGCAACCCGGAGATCTATCGCGCATGGCGCGTACCGGCATCGAACTGGACACGATTACCGGGCGCATAGCAAAGCTGCTATATCCCGAATCAGATATTCACGTTGGAGGATTTGAGGCGGTTCGCTTGCCAAGCGATTACTTCGATTTGGCAATCAGCAACGTGCCGTTTGGAAATTACGGCGTTCATGACCCAGCGTTCAAACGCACCCCCGGCGTAACGAAGTCTATTCACGATTACTTTTTTGCCAAGGCGCTAGATAAAGTCCGTCCTGGTGGAGCGGTGGCGTTCATCACATCGAACTACACGATGGATAAGCGCGATCCGTTCATCCGCAAGTATCTCGCTGGCCGAGCCGACCTGATTGGAGCCATCCGTCTTCCCAATTCAGCATTCAAAGGAAACGCGGGAACCGAAGTAACCACGGATATCATCTTCCTTAAGAAGCGCAGCCCGCAAGAGCCTGTCGGCGGAGAATCGTGGAGCGGTACAGAAAGCATTGAAACGCCAGACGGCCCAACCGAAGTAAACGAATACTTTGCCCGTCATCCTGAAATGATGCTCGGTAAGAGCGGTCTCCAGGGTACGATGTACCGCGACAGAAGCTATGCTCTTACAGGAGAACTGACTCCCGAAAAGCTGCAAGAGGCGGTGGCTAACTCCCCAAAGACATTATCCAGCAATGGAAAGCTCCACAGGACAAGTACCAGACCACATCCTTTATTCCAGAAGCAGGGCACATTAAAGAAGGTGCCTACACAATCAAGGACGGAGTTGTTGTTGTTCGCAACGGATACACGCTAAAACCTGCCGATGTGACGCCGGATCAGGTCCGCAGAATCACGGGTATGCTCGGCGTGCGCGATGCCGTTAGAGGTGTTTTCCAAACCCAGCTAAACGATGCTCCGGAAAACGAGATCGTCAGCGCCCGTAAGGAACTGAACAAAAAGTACGATGTTTTTGTAAACTCTAACGGCCCGCTGCACGACCGAAAGAATGTCCGCGCTTTCGAAGATGACCCAGACGCACCGCTCCTATTGTCTCTTGAAAACTGGGACCCGGAGAAGAAAAAGGCAACAAAAGCCGCAATCTTCAACGAGCGCACC